CATTTTAACACATTTTTGAATCATTGTTGTGTTCTTAATCAAGTCACTTTAATGATTTCTTACATCTCTAATCAAAATCAAGACATGACCTCTTCAAACTGGAGTTTACTTTTTCAAGTAACCTAACTCTATAAAATATTTAACTGTTTTAAGGAATTTTTGATAATGTTCCAAATGTTAATGTAGGAGGTTAACTTATGTTTCAATTTGCTTTAGATTGTTTTGTTGAAGTCTTTGTTGAGATTTCATCTCATGAAATCTTGTATCAATACAAAGATAAAATTCTAGACTTGGTTCTAGACTAAAAGGGCACTGCCCTTTTTATTGTCTCTTATTCTCCATCGCATCGATTCGTCGATGAGCTGCTTTTGTGGATTCCTCCACTCGTCCAATTCTTTCGGAATGTTGATTATGGCGATCTTGAAGTTCATCATGATCTTTTCTGAGTCCTATCGCCATGTCTAGCTTAGCGTTTACCATACCTTTCCATTCAGAATCATTGATGATCCGTGTATCTCGACCGCGAATCCAACCCGCAAGCCCTACAAAACACCCTACTATCGCAATCACTACCGAGATACTTAATGAAGTGTCATTTGTCATAAACGATGCTTACTTAATGATGATTCCTTAAAGTATGCTGTGATGAATCGTGATCCTCCTTCACCAATGGGTGCCATCAGCATGGATGAACACCCATAAGCATGTGAGGCTTGCGGTAAATGCTTGATGATCATCATTTTTTTATTGCGATAGGTTGCGGTGGATTTTCCGGTTCCTAAACTGCTTGCTCTGCCGATTCCATTGACATAGACAATATCGCCTGGTTTGAAGTGGATGGGTGAATTTTTACTCAGGTATTCGATGTAGGAATATTTACCCCAGAAAGCCCAGGTTCTGAGTTTATCATTGCTGAGTATCACTCCCCACTGATTTCGTGCTGGAGTTGCTTCAATGTATTCTCGCTCACCATTTTTGTTTTTGCCAATATAAATCCCTACATGACCAAGGTTCTTTGTAAACACAAGTAAGCCAGGAAGATCAGGCATCTCTGCTAGATTGCCTTTTTCTTTGCATGAGCGAAACATGTCGCCTACATTTTGATCACTTCCCTTGGGCACGTTGTAGCGAACGACTCCAGGTTTATCTTCCCACAAATATCCTTTAATCAATCCCACGCAGTCATAGCAAGCTTTCCCGAGTCCTCCTTGAATGGTAGCAAAGTTTCGAATAGTATGGGCACATTGAAGTTCATTCACTCGGCGATTAATCATCGCTTGATTGAGAGTTCGTCCAAAACCACCTAGCATATAGATTGTAGGCACGTTCAGTTTGCTCTTGGCAAACTCAACCAGTCCGAGATTGGTTTTGCTCATGATGCTCCTCACTTTCTTCTTCTAATAAGAACGCTTGTTCTTTTGAGTAATCTAACTCTTCAATCTCTTCATCAAGAGGTTGAGTATCGATTGGTTTATCTTTAGTTACTTTCATACCATTGTCCATCCTTATAGTGTTTAACTGGTTTTGTAACCCATGATGATCCATTGAAGACTTTCATAGGTTTTTGCACAAATGAGCTTCCATCCCATACTTTGATTTCTCCACCACTCTCATAGGTGACTTCTACCCATAATGCATTATTGGAGTGAGTGCTTGTGGCAGTAAAGGTGGTTGCTGGTGCACTTTGACTTACATCGTTGTAATCAATAAAATGGCCTGATGTGTTATTGTGTGCCCCAAAATGAAACGCTCGACCACTTTGATTGGATCGTTTTCCATACCCAATCCATAGCAGTGTTCCTGCTTCAATAACTTGTCCATCAAAGTTAAATGTATAAATCTGTAAGCTTGCCAAATTTGAATACGTGTTATTGGGTGAATGGGAGTGATTGGATTGGGCTATGAGTGCTCCACTACTTCGATTCCATATCGTTCCCCACACTAGTGGAACTTCATTGTCACTGTAACGCGCAAGTCTCAGTGCGATGGAGATAAGCTTTCCTCGCTCTGGCATCACTGTTCGATATCCTACATTCGCATAGTATGGAACTCCACCCCAATATGCACTGGTGAGTGTGGGTTTGATTCCAAAGGTTTTGGTCGCCATTAGTTGGTGTCCACCCACAAGTCTCCATTGACTGGACCACTTGGTGCTGAGTTTCCCACATGAATCTTGCGACCTCCAATTTTAGCTGAATCAGCGGCTTGGGCTGTTGATCCTAGTTTAGTATTGAGTTGAGTTTGAATGGATGAACTTACCCCCGATAGTGTTGCTAGTTCAGTCGAAGTGATCGTTGCTACTGCGACTTTCCCATTCGCATCTGAAACAAGGGCTCGATTGGTTGTCAGATTTGTGGAGGTGAGTGTGGTTCCTGCTCCAGTAATTGTCGCTTGTTTCCCGTTAATCTGACTTTGAAGGGATGAAGTTACACCACTCAAAAACCCTAATTCAGTTGAACTCACGCTGCTGACTGCCACCTTACCACTTCCATCGGATTGAAGAACTCGTGAGGTCGTAAGATTACTTGACGTAATCGTACTAGCTCCTCCACTGATGGTGGCTTGCTTGCCATTGAGCTGAGTTTGAATATTGCTGCTAACACCCGATAAATGTCCAAGTTGAGTGGAGGTGATCTCACTCACACTCAGCTCCCCACTGGAGTTGGACACTAATGCACGATTAAAGGTGAGTGTTGGAATGTTGGTAATTGTTGAGGCAACAAATCCACATTCTGAAATATTAGCTCTCGTGTCGGTAATCATGCCACTGGTGATGGATGATCCTGAAGCTGGCAAGCTAATCGTTGCTAGGGACAATTCAATCATCTCTGCATTTCGTGTGAGGGCGGGTGCGCTAGGGGATGAAGATGGAACACCTTGTTTATGTTCTAGTGTAATTTGTCGACCCGTAAAATGAAGTCGTAACACAATCCGATCCATGCGAGGTAAAAGCACATCCGGTGATATAGGTAGTGATACATCCGCGTCACTCACAAAGTAGTAACCATTAATCCATGCTTTCCCTGCTTTAACGAGGATGCTATTGCCTTCATCGGTCACCACTTGAAGGCCATTCAATGGGGTTGGAAATACTCCATTGCCAATAAAGGTTGCAAAATACTCTGCAAACTCGGTGGCTGAATACAATCGATCATCATTAATGCTATTAAAGAATCCACTACGAATAGCCATAACACTCTTTACTCCGTTCCATGAGACTCAAATTCTTCACTGCGCACGGGAACTTTGATCTTGAGTTTTAACGCTTCAATCAGTTTCTGTAACGCTTGGGTGATGTATAGTCCAAACACCGTTGAGACGATAATGGTAAGTGAATTTATGATGTCAATCTCACCAAGTCCATCGACACTGACAACGGGGATGATCTGGGCAATGAGCACTAGTCCACCAATTGCTGCATAGATACACCCTGCTTTAAAGATCCCTTTAAGAAACTTGGCTTTATCAAACTTTGTGGTTGATTGAGCGATAGCACTACCTAATAAAATATTGACCCCAATCGCGATGGGTAACACCATCATAAGAGAACGTAACATAGGACTCCATTTCTAGGCAGTTCGCTGCCACATATAGACTGATAAATACGGAGGTAATGAGCTGGATGATCCTGTGGGTCCTGGTGTGGTGGTTGATGTAAAGCCACGCACATCAGCTCCACCACCAACACTGTTGGAGGTTGTTCCATAGGTTCCACTCACTCGATGCGTTGCTGGCCATGTGGCTACTGATCCAGTCACAGTGCCATCTTCTCTAAAGTAGATGTATCCCGTATTCCCAGATACAGTCGCCCATAGATCTCCATCCCCACCACTTTCAAATCCTGCTCCATGCTTATGTGCCGCAGAGGTATGGGTATGGGATTCACTTCCACCCGTACTCCCTGCTGAATAACTGCTCCCTGCAGCGACAAGGAAGCGGTTTTGAATCGCTGTCCATGTTCCACCAAACAGTGTTGCTGGGGAGGTTGAACTAGTTGAGAGATAAATCGCTCCCACTGGATACACCTTATTAAGAAAGTCAGTAATCTGTGAGGACGTATGGGTATGGCTAGTGCTTGCTTTAGAATCAAGTTGGGTTTGAATGGAAGATGTCACTCCAGACAACGTTTCAAGTTGTGTACTGGTCACACTACTTACAGCCACTTTTCCACTTGAATTACTGATGAGGGCACGATTGGCATTCAAATTACTACTTGTAACCGTGCTGGCTGCACCACTAATTGTGGCTTGTTTTCCATTGAGTTGAGTTTGAATGGAGGATGTTATTCCAGATAAACTGGATAACTCACTTGTGGAAACATTTGAAGCACTGAGCTGCCCACTACTATCGCTAACCAGTGCTTTATTAGGGCTAAAGGTTGGCGACACGCTTTGACTGGTTCCTGAGGTATCACTTTGAAGTTGAGTTCGCTGTGAGCCTAAGGATTGTCCAAAGATGGGTTGAAGGTGATAACCTTGTTCATCCCAGACTTCAGTAATCTCACTGACTTGCACATGGATAATCGTGTTCCATCGTGATTGATCAATACTGACCCAATCTCCTAAATCAAAGTCTTCCTTGTATCGAATCGATCCATTAAGAATCACTTGTGTTTCAATAAACTTTATCGGTGGTTCTATCGATTGCCACCCTCGCTGACTCAAGACATTAAGATATTCTTGTTCACTCATTTCATCTTCCCAACGAGAATCTTTAGCATTCACAAAGGTTTCAAATCGTGATGATCCACTTCCTTCACCCACTTCCACAAGAATCCGCTCATCCCCTTCGCCTTGACCACCCACCAAAGCAATGTTACGAGTGAATCGCTCACTGTTTTGATAATGAGTTGAGCGAATGTTTTCATAATCTTCACTAAAGACGACTTGAGGGTTTGTGGTTTGATTGGCACTATGATCTTGGGGCATCCATGTCTTAAAAATGAGCTTTTGAGTGGATGGATTGAGATGAACATCCCAACCTACTTGATGGGTATAGGATAGTTGAAACAAGGTTTGCGCAAGACTACGATACGTGACTTGCATGGTCACGGTTGGTGCATGTCCTTGAAAGGTTTCAAGGTGTAGTTTGGGTATGACTCTTGAAGGATCACTTGGGGTAATACACGAATGGGTCACCAGCGTTCTCATGACCATTTCAACGGTGTTTGAGATGGTGAGTCGATCATAGATGATACGTCGATACAGCAGGGATGATCCAAAGCGACCACCACAATGAATCCACTCACCATCTTCACTGTTTTCAACATCGATGGTTTCAATGATCGCAAACTCACCGGATTCATCTTTCGTGAGATAGTTTTGAATCTTTAGCAGGGAGAAAACGTGATGTGAAAATGGAATCACCAATTCAAACTCACCTGGCTCATAAAAATGGCGATGCCATATGAGAGATTGAATTGAATCAATGATTCCTATGAGTTGAATCTCTTGATTGTAGATTTTACACTGCATGGTTAGACCCCACTGTATTTCGGTCGATAGAGTATCTCCGTCATGAGTCCACTTGAACCTAATTCACTCGTGGCTAGAATCATGTTGTCTTTCTCTTTAAGTCGAAAGAAGGTTGAACCAATCTTTAAGGTGTTGAAAAGATTGAGTCGATCACTGCCACTTAGTAGTTCAATTCGCTTCTGTCCTATTTCAGTGTTGATCTCAATGACCTGTCCTGCTTGCATCACAATGTTAAGTTGTATGCTTTCTCCAGTATTCAGATTAATCAACTTCGGGTTTTCAACGGAGGTAATGCATTCAAAGCGACAGATGAATCCAATGTCGATGTCTCCTGGGTTATAGGCATTCACTGGAGTTGATAACAGGAGGACACCGAGTGATTGTCCGCTTAGAGTGAGATTGAGTGGAAAGCCAAATTGTGGTGTAATCGAGGCCAGTTCAAGCTGACTCCACTGCTCTGCTTCAAAATATGGTTGAGGACAAAGTAGAGAAATCATAACTCTTAGGGGCCAATTCATCGCCAGTGTTTCACAGGACTCTACCCATGCTTGAATGCTGACACTATGATGACTCAGTTCCACTTTAAGTTGTCCTGATTGGTTCACCTTAAAGAGTGAATTAAGTTTTTGGCGATTGTTTTCTCCATCCTGAAGAATCTGAAGGGTCAAAACAATGTTGCGCTGTTCCACTTTAGAATGAAGGATGAGTGATCCATCAACCCCGGGTAATGATCCTAATAAGATATTAGCTTTGGGAGGTTGAAACCCTGTCAGTCCTATCAGTGAAAAATGAACTTCATCATTAATCCAACAGGATTGTCCTTGGGTATTGGTAAAGATGATTTTCATACTTACCCCTTCACTAGGCTCGCTGCAATGAGCTGTCCCACTTGTCGAGTTTGGCGATACACTTCATAAGCACTCAGTGGTTTTGGGGATTGAATGGATTGATTGATTGTAATGGTGGAAGCTTGAGAACCAACTCGAGGTGTTCCATGACTCAGTCCTTCAAATCCTGTGGGAATTGGAATGGCTTGTTGGATCTTGGATTGAACATCCTGAATCTCATCTTGAAATCCTAAACCTAAACCTTGAGCCATATTCTCTCCGATTCCAGCAAATACTTTTGAGGGGGATTGAATGCCAAGGAGTTTCTTTGCACCACTCACGATCCCATTAAAGAACTTACCAACTTGATCTGAGAACCACTGCGACATCCCTTGAATCCCTGACCAGACACCTTTGACAATGTTGCTTCCTATATCCTTAAACCAGTCCGCCACATTGGATAGCGTTTCTGGAATCGTCACGGTGAAGAAGGTGACGATGTTGTTCACGACTTTACTGATGGTGGAAAGGATGTCATTAAAAATCTTAGTGACAGCTTTACGGAAATCGTCATTGGTATTCCATAACACAATGAGTCCACCGACCAAAGCTGCAATAAGCGTAATGATGATCCCAATCGGATTGGCTGACATCACCACATTCAGCAATGCTTGCGAGAGGGTCATGCCTTCAGTAGCAAGTTTCCATCCTTTAACCACCGTGATTAAGCCTTGAATCATCGTGACGACATTCCAAGCTAAGAGTCCTGTTGCAATCGCCGCAATGAGTGATGCGATGGTTGGTCCATTGGTAATCACAAAGGTTATGAAGTTTTGAATAGACTCTATAATCTGCGGCATCATCTCTTTAAGTCCAATAATCATGTCATTGATAAGTGGTGCGAGTTGGGCTAACGCTTCACGCATGAGTCCTTGAGTCGAGGCATTTAAGGTTTGCATGTGATCATCAAAAGCTCCTAAAGCTGACACTCCCTCTTCACTAACAATCGCTCCCACTTGATGAGCTTCCTGAGCAAGTCGATTCAACTCCACTGATCCAGCTTTAATCATGGGGTTGAGTTCGGTGGCAGACTTTCCAAAGAGTTGCATCGCAATAGCATCTCGCTCCGTCTCATTGGTCATTTTCCCAAGTGCATCAATCACTTCATTGAACACTACCTTATTGTTACGTAGCGTTCCATCGGTGTTCATCACTTCAACACCTAAGCGCTGATAGGCTTTTGCTTGCTCATTCAGTTTTCCACTTTGTAGACTTTGCTGAGCCGTCCCCATTGTTCGGGTGAGTTTATTCATGGATGACGTCATGGTCTCAACAGAAACATCCACAAATCGTGCTGCATACTCAAGCTCTTGTAGTTGAATAACGGAGATTCCTGTTTTATTGGATAGCGTAATCAAGTCATCCGCAAACTTTCCCGAATCAATCATCAGTTTACCTAGTGCGGCCGCTGCGGCAGTGGCTGCGGCGGTGAGGGCTACCATTGCCTTTTTCCCCATCTCATTGATGGAAGCAGTAAGCTCTTCGGTCTTCTTTTTAAGTTCTTCTTTCTTTTGCGCAGTTTCTTGAGTTTTATCAATGATGTTTTGATACGCCGATTTAGATTGCTCCAACTCAAGTTTATTGCGATTAAGCGAAGCTGTTTCTTGATTGATTCGTATTTCTAGTTCCTGAGCTGCTTTACTGTGCTCACCTGAAGTAGCCACAATGGATTGATGTTGTGTTTTAAGGGCTGAAACCTTTTGTTCTTGAACATCCACAATGGTAGTCAAAGATTTAATCTTGGCACTCAACCCATCCGCTTGATTACCCCATTGACCCATGCTTGCAGCAACGGCTTTAAACTCTGAATCGGCCACTCGAATCAATCGGTTTGCTTCAGAGATGCCTGCTTTAAGATCAGTGGTATCGAGGGTCCATTTACCCCCTAGAATGTTTTGTTGTGTCAATGGATCACCTCCTAGAACCAGTTCACCTGATCCGCATATACTTTCTTGCGTTGATGTTTTGGTTCACTTATTTGTGAACTCTTCATAATTTTTTGAATCAGTTGTATGACTTCAATGGCTTCATACTGTCTAAGCACGAGTGGATTTAGCGAAGGAAACATTTGGGTAATGGACAACACCATCTGAAAGAGCATCACTGAGCTTTTCTCTACAGTGCACTCTTCTAATCCTCTTTTTTTTGGCTTGTCTCTCCAATGCTTTGAACTAAGATGATGATCTGGTTAAAGCACTGCTTCACATCATGAACATCCGCTTGTCTTAAGAGTTCATGAGTAAGTGAAGGAAACACTCGTTGAAGAAATGAGCCCATCGCAACATATGCTTCTCGCTCGCTTTGTCCTTCAAGTTGCTCACTAAGATCCACTACATCTTCCACAAGACCCCAACGAAGTCGCTTCTCTTCAAACTCAGCGATGATCTCATCACTTTGATCATAGATCTTCAAATTGATACTTGAGTTCATAACTGATCCTATGGTGTCAGTGTAATAAGCGCTAAGTTGTCAGGCGTGATGACTTGTTCAAACCAAGACTCCACATCGGCTTTGCCATCTCGCTCATCCACCACGATCTGTTTGCTGCTTCGCTTCACATTGTTAGGGAGTGTAAACTTATATTTGGTCGTAATCCCTGTGAAAATGAGCTTATGATTGTTGGTATCCGTTGAAGCATCTCTTGCTTTTGCAGCTTCTTCATCAAGACGAAACATGCCTTTGTGTCTCCAGACGTATCGATAGGTTCCGTCGGTAAATCGCAGTCGATACCCTATGGCGAAGTATTTGTTTTGTGTCTCACCAGTATCAAGAAGTGCTCCTGTAGCTGTATCCACTGTTTTTCCTAAGAGTCGTGCAACTAAGCTGATGGGTAAGACAGGAACCGTTAATGTTGCTTCATCAAATCCTTCAGCAGTCACAATCAAGAACGGTTGATTATCATAGTACTTGGGTTCACTGGACCGCTCTGTTTTGACTGAGATTTCTCCAGCTGGAGCTAAGATTTCGGGAACTGAGGTTGTATATGAAGTGGCATCATCTTGAGTGATTTGGGCAAACATCAAGGAATCAAATCCTTGGTATTCCTCATAAACATAATTATTGGACATCACTATGCTTCCTTTCTGTAAAATGAATTTCCATGAGCCACGCATAATGTTGTTCATAGAATCCATGATCTCTACCTAAACTTTGTCGTGTAAAGCCAGCTTGCTTAGTAAGAGAACTGACTTGAAGAGGCAATGTTTTAATGATCGACATTTTTGTAGTGTAGATGATGAGTTGTATATGTGTGACACAACGATGAGCATCGTCATCATAGTAACTTTCATCACTTGAATCACTGATTTGATAGGTAATGAAGGTGTCGCTCAACGGTTCTGCATCACTGAGTGATCCTTGATAACGAACTTCAACACCGCATGGTGCAAGGGCTGATATCAATCGATCTCGTACATTCATGGCTTGAGGTCTTTCATGATGGCATGGAGAGCTTGGCTTTGAAGTTGCACCATATTTCGCTTAGCCCTTGAAATGGCTGGACGAATAAATGGACGGGCACTCATTCTTGGGGTTCCATACTCTAGAAAGATAGCTGGAAGTCCACCTGCAGCCATATCAAATCCGACGTGCAAACTGCATCGATTGCCTTCCCACTTGACCTGTTGTGGTGATCGTAAAGCTGATTCGGTTAATCCACTTCGTCGATGTTTTGCTATCGCAAGTTTCAAATCTTGAGTGAACGGTTGTGCACTGGCCATGATGGCTTTCTCTGCAGCTTCATTCACGTTTCCACCCATCTTCTCAATGTCTTTAAGGAGTTGTTCAACCCCACTGAGTGAGAGGGTCAAAGAGTTTTTAGACATTAGGCACCTCCACTGATTTTCTTCACTCTAAGTTGCATGTATTGACCCCGCATTTCAAAGTTTTCGGGTTCACCGATGATCTCCCACACACTGTTATCTGATAACAAGACTAATCGATCTGGAGATTGAATGTCTTGGCGATACCATGTTGTAATCGTCGCAGTCGCAATGTTCACGATCTGACCATTGACCACCGACTCGGTCCCCCCAAAAGTTTTGAAGTTACAAAACAGGATAGAATCATCGGCTTCATGATATGTGCTTTCAGCTGCTCCACTCACCCATGTCAATTGCCGTTTCATAATCTTCATGGGGGTAATTAACGCATGAATTTCTTTTGGTTTAACCACCGTTCACCTCACTGTTTTTACTTATTGAAATGAGCTGAATAAGTCGTTGTGTAAACATCACACTAAACTTGGTATGTCCACTTTCTTGTGTCCAAGAGTCTGATACACCTCGTAGTAAACAACCAAGCGAAGCATCACTCTCAAGGACAACGGGACTGACACCTGCAGAGATGCAGTAAGCCTTGACATCTTTAAGATGTCGTAGAAGTGTTGAATCATGATACGATCCACTCACTCCAAGTCCACGTTTGATTTCCTCAAGCTGTTCTGCTTCGCTCATAGTGTTCCTCTTTTACGTTGCTTTCTTCTCGATTAAGACAAATCCATTGGAGGTCACAACGTTACCTCCCACAAACACACTTCCTCGAACCGCAAGCATGCCCTTTTTAAAGGCTGCATCTTCTGAGACCTTGATTTCATAAGGACTGAAGAGTGCTAATTCATAAGCATTGGGGTTTCCATAGATCATACAGGTCGAATTGGCAGGGGTGGTAGCAACGGATACCGCAGGAAGCGCACTGTTGATAATGTATCGAACAGAGAGTCCACCTTCTTTGATGATCCCGGCATTTGGGTTCGAAGTGTCTGGTGTAATCTCATAAACCGCCTTCTTATCTGCTCCTCGAACATCCCCAAAGGCAATCAAATCTAGCTTGTTGATAAGAAGGATGGCATTGCCCACCACGTTTTCATCACCACCATAAGCTAAGGCGATACGTCGAAGGGTATTCTCATCAATGGCGGTGAGCTCAAGGGATCCATCCGTAATCGCTGGCGCATGAATGATCCCGGTAATTTCAGCAGGAGTTGAATTTGGGTTACCGAGTGGTATCAACTTCGCTACTTTTTTACGTAATGCAATCAGTGCTGCTTGACGCACCTTTGCAAAGTATTGCACTGGAGTGAGCTTGGTTACTTCCTCTGATACTTCGGTATAGATCGTAATCTTAACGGGTTTGATTGACGCATAATTGAAGACGGGTTCGCCATCACTGTAATCTTGTCCTTCAGTGATAATACCTCCTTCACTATAGCCAACCACGTAAGGAACTTCGTATTCTCCCATTCGTTCTGCCGACACAGTGTTAACTTGTTCAATGATCGATGAGACTTCATTGAATTTCTCATTGATGTTGGTTTGAACAGGTTTTGGACTAACAAGATCTCCTGAGCCAATCGTAATGGCACGAACTTCATCGACACTGATGTTGATTTTGTTAGAAGCCACAAACGCTTCAGCACGTTTCTCTTCATCCGACACTTGTCGCTCATGGAACTTGTCTTCCTTCTTTAGACCATAGGTGGCTAAAATGGTAGCTTTGCTTTGGGAACGTGCTTCTTGTTGAAGCGCATCATCCTCAAGTTTGCGAAGTTCACTGATTTCTTGTTTTAGTCCTTCAAGCTGCGTATTGATCGCTTTTAGCTCATCAATATTTTCACTGGCTTGAGATCGTGCTACAAGTTCATCAATCTTATCTTGTTTTTGTTTCAATAAATCATTGAGTTTTTCTTTGTTCATGGGTCCTCATTTCTGGGCTAAGTTTGCATTCTTTAAACGCCATACTTCATAGCGTTGTTGAGTCTCCACTCCTAAAGCTCGGGCCTGATTTAGTGCTGTGCGCTCACTCTCCAGTGAAGCAACATCTCGAGCTAATAATTCAGTGTCTTGATATGCGGGGAAGTTTACTGCTGAGACTTCTCGAACTCGTGCAATCTTTTTGATCCGTCGAGTCGGCATCTCAGAGTTTAAGTTTTCCCACGTGTCTTCTTTGATGGTGAACAGAAACGACATGCCACTCATATCTCCACGTTGAATGGCCGAATAGAGGGCTTTAGCTTCATTATTGTTATCCACATCTAAGCTGGCTTCCATGTTGAGTCCTCGCTCATCCAGCGAGAGTCTCATGGTACTACTTCCATTGTTTCGTCGACTTCGTGCAAGTGGTATCTTGCTCATGTCATGATTCACAAAGAATAAGACATCCGTAAGATCACTCGAATCAAATGCACCACGCTCAATGACTTCTTCAAACATGTTGCCAATGTTAGTTCGACTCTCATAGACAGCTGCTAATCCAACGACTTTGTTCCCATCGACTTTAAAGTCAGAGATAAACGAACGACAGATAGGTTGCGCATTACGAGGTTGGTGCATCTTTGTCCTCCTTAGATGATGACGATAAACTCATTTGATATTGATTCGCAATGGACACGTCCACATAGTTGAGTGACATCAAGCGAATGTTTCCACCCTCATATGGAGGATAACCAAAGAGAGCTAAGAGTTCATTGTTGGTGAGTGCTCCTCTATTTCCTAACAGTTCTCCTAAAGCGACTCGCTTATCCAAGGCCATGTACAATAAATTGTTCGCATAGAAGACAATCTTATTGCCAAACTGAAGCTCTCTTGAAGTAAATAGTGTTTTGGTAAATACTTGGGTTAACGAAAGAATCAAGGGTTCAAGCGTCTTTTCATAAAAGGCTTGATACTGTTCTGGGGTGAAGTCCCCTGTCAAGATGGGAAGTGGTACACCATAATGTCGTAAGATCTTGGAGTCAATAAAGGCTAATGTTTCTGCATCCACCATTTTAGGATCAGGTTTGATTTGTATGTACTCTGACTTTAAATCAGCCCCAATAATCCCATTCTTATTCTCTGACAACATTTTTTCAAAGCGAAGTATTTCGGCTTTCATATGATCTTCATCTAAAATCGTGTTGTACTTCATTACCCCATAGATTTGCATGGATGAATTAACAGATTTTTCAATGGACTGAAGTAATTTATGATTAATCTCTACTGTCTGAAGCAAGGCATGATGATCGGGTTGACCATTGGTATTCCCACCCATGAATGGATTCACGGAGTAGCGATACCGCCAATGGATTAAATCGATGTACTTCAATGTTAGCTTTTGAGCGTTATCGAAGATCATCTCGACATAGAGTTCATTACTACCATCCACCAGAAACGACACTTGTTGTGGTTCTAGAATATAAATGGCTTTAATGGTTTTGACTCCTGGTTCATCTTTGTTATTGACTTCTTTGACAGGATACAGAAACACATTGTAGTTAAGAAAGAGCTGCCAGGTGATCTTCTCTAGAAAATCTTTGGTGGTCATCCACTCATTGGGTCCATATTCAAGGAGTTCATTGAGCGGTCCAATGACAGTAGTTTGTAATCCTTGGCGATCAAAGCGTACATGTTTAGGTGTGAGTTTACTGATTTCCTGGGCAATGCAAGCTATGGCTTGTTGAACCACATCACTTGCATAAACACTTTGCCCAAATTGGGTATAGATGGGTGGATTCCCACTGATCATGGCAAGTTGTGCTGAAGCTAATCCATCCTTTGGTTTATTAAGCAAGTTTTTTATGGAGTCCATCCAGCCCATGTGATCACCTCAACATTTCAAGAAACTCAGTGCGATAACGCTGCCACATGGCATATAGAATGATCATGGTGACAGCTCCATCAATACGTCGATTGCGCATATCATTGACTTTAACTGGCATGACCAGTCCTAAGTTATCCACCTTGATGGCGGTATTGGATAAGCACCATTTATCAATTGGGTGATTGTTGTAATTGACCAATCGAGATTTGAGATCTGCTTCAAGGAGTTTCATTGGATTAGAGAGTGTAAATCGGTTTTGATCCACTCGCTCAGTTTCAAGACCATACCCATCCATTGCGCTTAACCATGTTTTAGCAAATCGGTTATCATACCCTGTTTTATAGGTTCTGATTTTGTAATGTTTGTATAAATCCAGAAACCACTTAGCCACTTTGGATAAGTCGACTTCATTGCCTTCTGTGATTTCAATGAGTCCTTCTCGTGCCCAGGTCAGATAATCTTTCTTATCATCAATGGATCCTTGAATGACTTTGCTCTCAGGAATGAAGTAGCGTGTGGCGATATACTTGGTAGGATCTCCCTTTTTCATTAGAAGTACTTTGGCACAAGTGAGGTCCGTTGTTTCTGATAAGTCCACTGCACCTAAAGCTATACTTCCAATAAAGTCTTCCATATGGAAAGTTGTGGAGATGTTGTAGTCTTGTTCCATCAGCCATGCTTCAGCATTGTTTTGCTTAATGTTAAAGTCCTTGGCGAGGACATACATTCGATCTCCCTTATCTAGTTTAGCCTTATTGATTTGATCTCTCAGGTATTCCCTTTTCTTAATCAAACCAAGCGATGGATTGGATTTCATCCAGCTGGATTCATCCTGCCAAACTTCAGCTTCACTGTCTTGGGTATACAACCAAGCAAGAAGTGTGTCATCTTCATATTCACCTGCAATCACTCGTCGAGCATATTGAAGTTCTTTGTCCAGGTATCCATCATTCACAAATCCTTCAGTGGTGATGTTGACAAATAGCGGTTCATCTTTAGTGGATTGAGATTGCTCAATCGGTTTAGCGATTGAGTTATCCTTCATCTCATGGGATTCATCCAAGATACCAAACTCAATGTTGTACCCTTCTTTGTTTTGGGTCTTTTCAGAGAGTTTGAATACTTTGCTTTTGTTTTTCTTGTTGATGATCCAGCGTAGGTTCTTATGAGTTCGTTTGCTGGAGGGATCAAACATCTCTCGCATAGCTCCAATCTCTAAGAAGATGATTGAAGCTTGAGCATCATCGTTGGATGAACATACAATGTCAGAACCTCCACTTCCCATCATTAATTCTGTGAAAGCTAATGCTGCGGTAAGGGTTGATTTACCATTCTTTCGACTTATAAGTAGAATGACTCTCTTGAATCGTCGTCGTTTCGTGGATGATCGAAGGAATCCATAGACCACTTCGATGAATGCTTTCTCCCATAGCTCAAGGATAAATGGCTTCCCATGAAATGGTGACTTGGTGTGTTTACAGAATCGTTCAATAAAGGCAATGCGACGATGAGCTCGTTTTGTATCGTAGATATAACGATCATCGTTTATGTCCTCAACAAGTTGCTTAAGGACGGCATCTAATTCTTGGCCTACTATGATTTGTCGTGATTCAATCGCTTCGACATACTGCTCAAGATAGGTCACAACGCCTCATCAATGGATTGATTCATGAATTGTTCAAAGTCATCTTGTTCCTCAATTGAGTTCTTGGAGAAGACTTGATTGAGTGTTTTAATGACGACTGAATACGTTTGTAGATTTCTTAAATATTGCTTTGCAGCTTCAGTAGGTTTTTGAAGGTTGGGGTTTGTAGGGTGAAACTTCACCATTCCTGTCACTTCAATCATCTTTCGCAGATCCTCATTTTGTTCTGATAAGAAGGCTGCATCATGAAGTAGTTTCTCCACGAGTCTTTGTTTATCGGGATCTACCTTTTGGAAGATCTCTTGGAGTTTCTCGAGTTCAGTCATGCGGTTCCTTTCTGAAGTTTTCGTAGTTTGATTTTCTTTCACCAGTTTTTCCAAAACTTGGCACGATTTCTCGAAATTTCGGTTTGCGTGCATCTGTTGTCCCTGGTCCAGTTCCCAGCTGATTGCCTAAGTTTCAGACCTGGGGGGGTCAGGTGTGAATCTTAGGAACCACTGTTGGATATAATTCTGCCATTCACTTTGAACGTGCAGTTTATCCTTGTCTTGATATAGTCTTTGTAGACACTCATCTTGGGAAGCCTCAATGAATAAAAGTTCTGCTCCAAGTTGATGAGCTAGTCGCTCACGCTCTACAAAGTTTGGATAGCCACCGATGATCCACGCTTGAGACCATTTGCCTGTTCGCGTTTTGATTTGATCCAGCAATTCATCTCTTAGTTGAAAGATATTTTGGGCTAGTTCAGTTGGCTTATCATAGGCTGGTAATAGTGTTATGGCTTTGTATAGTTCATCAAGATCCAATACAATGTCTTTTCGACCTTTGCTTTGTTTAACAAAGGTGGTCTTTCCTGAGAGTGGTGGACCATAGACAATATAGACTTTTTGTGTTGATTGATATCCAAATCGTTCATGGATTTGGTTATGACATCGATGATGAACTAGTAGAATGTTCTTTGGATTAAGTGAGATGGTTGCATCATGGACATTAGCTGGTGTAAGCTCGGTTATGTGATGAGCTATACAATCAATTTCTTTATGAATGACTTCTCCACAATATTGGCAGCATAACCCTGTGCTTGGATGACTTCTTTCATTCATGAGTTTGAGTCGTAATGATCTCCACTCATAGCTTTTATAGAAATCAGCAAGCGTTGTATACTTGGACACTACCACTCCTCAGCTTTAGCAAGTCTTTCTCTTAACTCAAGTTCTTGCTTCTTAAGCTGCAGCATCTGTGGATTATCAGAATAGTTCTGTGGATCCTTGTTCTTGAGTAATCCAAAGAGTGCACCTGTATCTGGAGGTTGATGTTTCTTAGTGATCTCAGTATAAGTCACTGAATTACCATTCTCATTTTTGGTGTAGACTTTCTTCTCTTCATACTCATACCCAAGTGCTTTCTTAATCAGTGCATTCTCAAGTTCAGTAATTAGTGTTTCTTTCCCCTTTTTTAAGGCTTTAGAAACTTCAGGGTATTGTTTCTTATAGACTTCTAAGGTTGTGACTGATATACCAAGGTTTTTTGCGATTTGATCTTCTCTTAAACCATCTCTTGCCCATTTTTCAACAAGATGTAGTTTTGATTTGACTTGATCCCATTTGCTCTTGGCCATAGTACACCTCTATAGTTTAAGTTAGCACATAAAAAAACTTCGGTAAGTACCGAAGTTAAAGAAAAATTTTGTCAATACTTCAGAATGGCAAGTCATCAACTTCATATTCTATATCGACTCTTTTAAGCCTTGCAGTAATATTATCAAGAACTGCTTGCTGCTTTTCATCGTTAAATGTTATCAACATTTTATAAAAATCAATTAAGGTTTTTGTCTTGAAATCCTTCCTTGGAAAATAGGAGTATCTATTTTCCACAAAGCAGTCAATTATATCAGGAAGATACTGCAAATCTTCTTCAATATCAGCAATTTTGACTATTTTTTCTAACTTTGAAATTACCAAGGAGATTTCATCATATGGTTTGAATTCGCCATAATGTTTTGCCACTATATTATATAGTGAATCAGCGAATTTCTTGTAAATTTCTTTCTCATTATCGCTGAATTCTAAAAGTCTAAACTCCTTCTTCGCAATCGCTTCTGATAAATCATTAAATGAAGCATATCTTTCGTTCGGATCAGCTTTACACATTTTCCCAATGATATAATCATACTTGAAATCTTTACAAGAACTGAGTTTTAGTTTTTTGAATAGTTTCCCAAGAAAGTAAATTTCTGTTTGGTGAGAATAATTGGGTGTTTTTTCTTTTATTTCATCAGGAAGTTCTGATACAGGCCAATTTAATAAAACAGATTTCCCTTCTTCAACTCCTTCTGATAATTCTTTACCAAATCCAAAATCGATTATTCTTGGATTTCCTTTTACATCAATCATTATATTCGCTGATCTAATATCTCGATGAAGTATTTTGTTGTCTTCTAGATACTTAAATGCATTTATCAAATCTACAAATATTTGATTCCATTCATTTCCACTAGATTTTTTCCTGTATTGTTCAATGTCAATACCATTAATAAATTCCATTTGAATATAGCCTGCCTTATATTCAGGGAATAAATAGTAGTTGTAGATTCTTACAATATTGGTATGATAAATTCTAAATAGTATTTTGATTTCATCTACAAATCTATCGAAATATTTATCTCTTTTGATTTCATTTAATGGTTGGAATTTTTTAAAGGCAAACTCAATATTCGTAGTTTCATCAAGCAAAAGTAATGTCTCTCCAAACCCTCCTGATCCTAATGTTCTAATATACTTAAAATCTTTAGTTCTTGTAAATTGAATCATTTCGTCAATATTAGGCATATTCGACTCCCCCTTTTTACATCTATTATAAATCATAAAGTAAAAAATAAAACATTTTATTGAAAGATAACCTTAATATTATAATTCATCAACCATTTCAGCTTTTAGCTACTATTTACGCATGTTTCTAGAGATTTACCTTTCAAAATAGTTTTTACTAACTTTGAATAATTGGTTTTTGCTTTTTATCAGATTTTATCGAGTAGTTTTTTCTTCATTTCGACATACTCTTCCTGTGTAATCAATGATTCATTAAACAGGTCCTGTAGCTCAAGCAATTTTTCTCTAGTTGTTTTGCTATTCAAATCATTAGAAATTTGTTTACTGATGTTTTCTGTTTCAACACTTCTAGAATCATGTTCTTTGCTCATAGCCACTTTGAATGAACTATACAGGTTATCGGCATCTCGAAGTACTTTTTCAAACTTGGGATTGCCTTTTCTTAAACCTTTCTTAAAATCATTAAATATCACAAATTCTATTAATGGATTCACATCATCTTCAACTATCACTTTAACTTTAACACTATTTAGTAAATTCCTATTTTTGCCTGTTAAAGCTCCAATAATCGCACCTACACCACCAGCTACTAATGTTCCAACAACTGCTCTTCCAATTCCTTCTTTCTTGACTACTGAATCATCTACTGATAATTCGCAATCAACTATTTGGCTGAAGTTATGTACTCTATCAATTTTATGACTAAATGATAAAGGAAAGTCGATGTTAACTTTTAGAATAGCAAATAAATGATTCTTATTATCAAAGACAACTTGTCGGCCATCACTCATTATAAAATTGGATGTCTCTTCAATTCCATATTGTTTAAGCAAGTCAATTCTCTGTTGTGCATGACTATTAACATGATATTTTGAGTATCTCTTTTTTAGAAGCTCAAAACGTTTGCCCTTTGGTGACAATTGATATAAAACATTCCCAATTAATCCCATGAAAAATATAAAACCCAACCCAAAATCACCGAAAACCAATAATGAAATAATTGATCCAATAAAACTTATGATTGCGATTAAATAGACACTATAAGTTAATGATCTTAATTTAAGAAATTCTGTCATTTCTTCCTGATTAAGCATTTCATAATTATCGTATTCCACTTTTAGATTCCCCCTTTTTATTTATTGTAACTAAATTCTATAC